TTTCCTAATAGCATCTTTGGTTTCATCTGTATGTCTTATAGGTATGTAATCCATAGGAATACAGTTACTATAATCATCATAGTCTATAGGATGATCTGGTGGAAGGATACCGAGTGCTTCTGATAGAGGGCAATAAATAGACATGCTGGTGCTCCTGTTTAGCATTAGAGTCCGTAGGAGGTGGTGCTCCGTGACGGACATTCCTATTTAGTTTTCTATAGTTTTCTGCTCGTCTTCCTGCTTCTTTTTGATAGCAGCCAAAAGTTCTGCGGTTGAACCGACAAAGACGGCTTGTTCGACGTTTATACCAGACTCCTGGCCTTTCTTTCTAGGATCAGACGCAGGATCAGGTTCTTTAAGGTCCCTTTTCATTTTCTGTAGGTTATATAGGTCCTTAGACGTTTCGCCTACAGTCTTAATCAGGTTGGCAACTACCTCAAACCCTCTAGCGGATTCGTTCTGTCGAGCAATAGTGGAGATGTCCTCTAGTGCGTCGTTACCCTTCTCAATTAGATTACGAAGGGTATTTCTAACAAGTAAATAATCTTCATCTTGATCGTCAAGTGGTTCAATCTGATGCACTGGTTCATACGGAACAACCTCTTTCTTAGGTGGTTCCTCGTGGTCGATACCTAAGGCATCTGACAGATTTTTCTCAATACCCATAATATAGTTCCTGTTATCTGGTCTTTATGATATAGTGGTCTGTCCAACCGTAGTTGGATCTTACATACTCCACACCGTCAATATATTCGTTATCTTTTAGTTCTGGTAGTGGTTTTCTAGTAAATCTTTCATAACCTTTTGGTACGTTGTTGGGATTACAATCAGGCCAAAACATTCTCATATTCCATCCTGCGATAGGATCGTCTACTGGTTCGCCCTTTTCAACCTTGATATAAAGTTCAATATCTTCCATAATTAACTCCAAATAACATATACACGGCCGTTTTCACCGCTGGTACCTGCTGCTGCATGTGAACCAACGTCACTAGCACCATATCCACCTGAACCACCAGCACCTACGGTAACCGTTATTTTGTTTATACCTATTGCAGTATTACCCCAAATAGGACCACTAGAAAGATAGGTTAAGTCATCGGATGAATAACCTCCGGCGCCGCCGCTGGCACCAGATCCGCCTCCATTACCTCCGCCGCCATAGCCGCCAGAACCACCGCCTCCTGTTAAGCCACCAGCCCCACCTGGTGTGCCATTAGAATTATCACAACCATTGTAACCTGGGAATCCACCATCGGCAGATGTATAAGTTCCGAACGAAGAATTACCTCCACGCCCGCCGGCGCCGCCGCAGTAACCATATGCGAAACCGTCGTTAGCACCTCCTCCGCCACCTCCGCCGCCGGCAGCCCATACTTGAGTAGACATGCTTTGGTATGGTGGAACTAGAAATGTGTATCTACCAGGAACGGTGTAGTTGGCAGAACCTGCCATAGGTTTACTGTAGGCATCAGAAAACTTAACTCTTCCTGTTAGATGGTTCAAAAGATATCTAACTTCCCAATCACTAATACGAGTGGTTGTATTAGCACCTTTTGCTACACTAATGATTTGACTTAGCGATATAGAACCATTGGCAGGTAGAGACATTACTTACCTTCTAGTTTTCTAACTTTTTCGGACAATTCTTTGATGGCCTCGACCAATAGTGGTACGACCTTCTCATATTGGACTGTCTTATAGTGTTCACCAGATAGTGAGTTACCATTAGTATCAGTATCGAACGGCGCTGGTTTAACGACCTGTGGCAATACCTTTTTAAGGTCTTGTGCAAGTAGACCGACTTGCTCTGTCGTGTCATTGAATCCATATCTAACAGCAAGGTCATTACCTTTGTAGGTAACACCTCTTAGTTGTTCTACCTTATCCAATGCATTTTCGATTGGTTCGATATCGGTCTTTAGTCTTTCATCAGAATAGAAACCGGCAATTTCACCAGTGACATATAGACCAGTTCTATCAAAGTAACCAACGGCAGCGGTGTTAACAACAAACTGGACAATGCCACTGTTTGATGTGGTAGAAATGGAGAATGTGTTGCTATTTGATGTAATAGATCCATAAGTGGAAACTGATCCAGAATCCTTGAATCTTATCGTACCTGTTGCGGTTGATGAATCTGCTTTAAGTGTGATTAGTTTTTGGATATAAACACCAGAAGCATCGGCAGTATGGATACCAGAAGCGAGTGAGGTATTACCATATACATACGCATCACCTTGAACGGTGAACAGGCCGGTGATAATACCATTTACTGTATTAACCTTGGTGTTGGCACAATCGTATGCTGCATTTACGGTAGTATAAGCGGAGTTTGTCTTGTAGAATACGGCATTAGCAGCACCATAAGCCACATTAGTTACACCATAAGATGAATTGGCAACTCTATATGCTGCGGCAGTGTTTACCGAAACACCATTAGCAAATCCGAAACCAGCGGCAGCATTGATACGAGCACCATCAGCAATTTCAACTCCGGCGGCCGCCTCGTCGTAGGCAACGTTAGCACCAGAGAAGGCAAGGTTGGCCTGATTAAATGCAGCGGCCGCATTATCAGATACCATATAGGCAAAGGTATTGATAGTGTTGGCAAGACCAAAAGCAGCGTTTACTGTGTCAAACGAAGAATTGGTAAGAGCATAGATGGCATTCGTTCTAACTACCGTACCGTTAGCATAGTTATATGCTGCGGCAGCATTGACAACTGCACCGTAGAATAGAGAGTTTACGGTGTTTGCCATAGTATATGCACTATTCATAGCATCATACTGGGCGTTGGCAAATCCATAAGCAGCATTAGCAGTATCGAAACTTAATCCTAATACCGCATCAAAGTCACCTTGCTGTGAATCATATGATGACAGAAAGGTGTTAATGTTAGATTGCAAATATGATGTATTGGTATACAGTTCGTCAAAGTTATCATTTACTTTATCGAACGATATTCTTAGAACGTCACCTGTTCCATCATTTGCTACTGTGCCAATGTTAATGGTTTGTTTTGTCATATCCCTACTCTGTGTCTGGCCATTCAGTTATATTTATATTATAACCGTAGTCATCCGTCGGTTCGGCATTCGACGGATCAGGAGTTATTAGTATCTCTGCAAATTTCATCGGAGTAACATAGAAAGAATCCAAGGTACAAACGCCGTTGGTTGAAACTGCTCGGATAGTGTTATTGACTTTAAATGTACCTTGAACGGCACCAATTACCATTTGGTTTGTATTGGAGTTATACTTAACAACCGTACCATATGATGTTGCTGTTGAATATGTATTTCCTTGATAAACTAGATCATCAACCTTGAATACACCATTAGCATTAGCAACATTGATTCTAGTAATGTAACCGGATTGTAATGAAGGATCTTGCAAGATATTTGCATAGACAGAACGAATTATCTTTGGATATGAGATTGGACCATAGTAGTGCATCTTCATGGTGAAGTTTAGTGTCCAATTAACATATCTTACCGAATCATAATCACCCTCATATTGTATATCATTAGAGACATTGTTGAGAATGACTGGAACGTCCTTGAACATTCCAAGATCAGGAATCATATTGGTTGTTACGGTAAAATCTGGATTAAAGAATGGTAGAATCTGCTCTACAATATTAGTACCATCATCAATGTTTCTGGTATAGATATTCAACTGAAAGTTAATATCATATGGCACACCCATATAGGATGCTGAAACGTGTGTGGTTGTATTAGAACGTGCGGCCTTCAATAATGAGTTCTGTTTACGAGTGGCATCATAAGAGATACCAGTAATCTCGAAACCCATTCTTGGTAACATTATCTGAATAGAACGTAGCAAATCTGGGTCGGAAAAGATACGAGTAACCATCTTCTCTTTTGGTGAATAGATTAGAGGCACACGAAAGCGATTGACCTCCTCACCAGATTGGTCATTCTTTCTAACTACAATGATATCATCAAACAAACGACCGAATAGAACAACGGCCTTTCTGGTTAGTTGATGATAAAAAGGACTATTACCAAGCATTAAGGTGTTCCAAATGGGTTGTGTTCGGAGAAGTCTAGTATTTCTCCTGCATCGGTGTTAACATCTTTATTGTCAAAGATATCATAATCATTGAAATCTGACATTGTATCGGATGTGGATAGTTTGTAATGTGTATTGCTCGACTGACCTATAACTAGGTTATTGGCCGTAAAGTTACCAATAATGTTATACAAGGTAAGTTTCTTATCTGCTGACAACCATTGCTTAACAACACCACTACAGGTAGCATTAGCAAAAGTATTAGGAGATTGATATACCGTTTCACCAAGATAGTATTCGACATCAGGATGACCAGCAGCAGGTTCTAGTTGTAGTTCAATAGTGAAACTGTTATCAATAGCCACCTGATCGATGTCCTCAACACCAGTGGCGATGGTTTCTTGTGAAGCACGGAAGGCCTCACACTTGAGGTCATATACAAATGGTAATCTTCTACCAATAGAGTGGAACATTAGTTCATGTTCAACAAACTTAATCTCAAACATCTTATGCAAAACAGGAACATAAACTAGATCACCTTCTTGTGGTCTCTGTCTTAGTTCTAGTGGCAATACGTTTCTAAATGAACGGCGTGATAGTATAAAGTTATCGTTATCTCTAATTTCAAGACCAAACTTAGAGAAGAAGTCCTGTTGTCCTTCGTGACCACCTACGTTTAGTAGATATGCCTCAATCATATATGCCTTGTTAAAGGCCGAGTTCTTATACTCACCAAGAACCATATCACCTTCATCGAAGGTTTCTCTTGGAATGTAATAGACATTGTGACCCATAATCTGTATAGATTCGACAATAAGGTCCTCCATCAACAAGTGTTCGGTGTTGATGTGTGTCTGTGATGGAAAGTTATTGAAATAACGATTGACTGCCATATTATCCTACTAGGAATCCTGGTGGTTCTTGGTAAGTATCACGAATAGTTTGCTCTAAGTCTTTGATTTCTGAAACTGCTTCGTCAAAAACTTGCTGACCGTTCATGGTTATACCACCTGGCAACTGCATTCCACCAAACTTCTTCATGTTATTGCCCCACTGTTTCTTAATGTAGGCAGTGCCGAGGGCCTTGAGCATACGGTCATTCCAGAATAGGGAATAAGCATTTGGATCGGTGACTACACGACTTTGAACAATGATCCACTGGCCTTGTTCAATATCGTTAGACCAGTCCCAGTGAATATAGAGGCGGTTACTGATCTTGTTATAGTCGATTGGTGTTTCGCCGGAGAAGATCATGTCCAATGTTCTTAGATGCTGCATGGTTAGAGCATAATTGACATAAGAGGTGGATGAAAGATCCCAAAGGTCGTTTAGACGGAGTTGGTATCTTAGATCAAAGAATGTCATAGCCTGACTGCTGCCACCTACAGGAAAAATCTGAGTAACAGAATTGACACCTGATGGTAGAGAAATGTATTGATTAGCAATATCTTCGGCGGTGATCTGATGTTTTAGATAGGTCTTTTCGGTGCCGTCGTAGTGGAACTCTTGAAAGTATTGAACGGCAATAGTGATACAATCTTCGGCCTGCACATCGTCAACATTAATCTTGATTACTGGTTCACCAAGTTGACGGAAGCAAAGTGCCTTAAATTCTTCTCTGGATGCTGGTGCTGACTGTGACATGACAATCCTTTTAGTAGTTATTCATACTATTTAGGATTATTTAGAAAACCCCTGGAGGTGAATCCAGGGGTTTCTAGTCACATATTAGTTGATGACTTTATCTGATAGAGGACCTTCAGGTGCTGGACCACCCTGGCCCAACTGTGCGGATGCCTGCTGGCGAACCACGGTGAAGGTATCGATTGACTGCTCTAGTGGTAGTTTTGCTAAACCTGCTAGAACAATGTTTAGCATCTGAACATTCAATTCAAGTTTTACTGTCTGATCCATAATATACTCCTAATTTATGGTGTGTTTGCTGCTGGTGCCCATGGTAGAGTTGCTTCTACTACTGGGTTTACAGAATTATCAATCTGCTCCTGGATCTTATCGTTGACATGCTTTTCATAGTCATTGACCACGACGGCCTGAATCCATGAAAGAACAGTTGCCTCGTCTAGTTGTTCAAATGGAACGAATGATGTTCCGGCTGGCATTGCATCGGCAGAGAATGGTGTGGCACCTGAGAACGTTCCGGTATGCTCACCATCTGTACCAATCTTCTTCCAATAAGTCTGAACAACTACGTTTGGTGTATTATTTAGTGTAGTTGTTTTGATACCTGTTACTTCCCAGGTGTATGTTACTGCCATAATCTTTTCTCCTTATTATGGTTTAGGATATTTAGTTTATCTTAATATGATTACGTTACAGGACCAACTATCAAGCAAGGAATCGCCGCCGTTATCGACGGTACAGACCTGTATTGCTCCTGTTGCTTTATTACCATAAGTAGTTCCCGCAGACTTATATTCGGCCATAACAAGACCAGAAGATGCACCAGAATAAGAACTTCTTTCTGTTGCTGATCCGCCAACGGAATATACCGCATCAGGCATACTTGATGAAAAGTTTACTGTGAATATGCCTGAGTTGTTTCTTGTTACAGAACTTACGTTACCGGAACCACGCACTGAGGCAGCACCACCATCAAAATTGGACCATGAACGAACACCATATGCCGTAGCAACAGAACCAAAACCGGAGTTCATGGCAAATTGGCCGTTAGTATCAATAGATGCTCTAACAGTATTATTTGTACCAAGAAGAATTGACGAGTTATCCACGTTAATAAAGTGTAGGCCTGAACCATAAGAGGAACCAGACTTCCAACCAATATATGATCTATTTTGACCGCTAGCATCGGTAGAGTTGATTACACCAACCACTTCAAGTTTCTGTAGAGGTGCCGTAGAACCAATACCTACGTTACCACCTACAGGTTGCAATACCAGATTATATACCGCCGTTGAAGGATTTTGATATGCTGATTGAATCCATTGGGCATATGTTGATCCCGAACTATACTGGCCGAAGGCGAGATAGTTGCCACCTGTACCACTCAAAAGAGTATGTGTATTTGATGTAATATCTGTGGATGATGGGTTACCTTGAACACCATTATAACCTAGTCTAACAGTACCATAAACGTCTAGTTTATAACTTGGAGCAGAACCAATACCCACATTACCTGAATAATCTAGGCGCATCTTTTCAACTTGGTCAATACCAAATATAAGGTTTTTGACAGAACTATTTGTTCCAATATATGTGTTAGATGTACCAAAGTTTGATCTGAATATCAAACCACGGCCCAAGTCAGAGTCATCGGTGATGGTAAACTGACCGGCACCAGTAGATGATGTTATTGAAATGTTACCATTGGCAACATGCAACTTAGAACCAGGTGCTGTAGTACCTATACCAAAATAACCAACAGAAGAAAGTCTTGCGGTTTCTGATGTCGTGGTAAAATCGTTACCAGAAACTACAGAACCTATACCAAAGGCGATGTAACCATTGTTGTTACCAACACCATTATCACCAGAACTTAGTAGTAGATTACCACCATCAAATCCATCTTGTCCTCTTTGTGCTTTGATGATAACAGAAGCACCTTTACCGGTAGTTGCAGCAGAAGGACGAACATCAAAAATACCAGTAGGTGTTGTTGTGGCAATGCCTACTTTACCACCTGAATCAATACGCATACGTTCTATGTTATAACCTTCATCATGAAATGTTAGTGCGGCTACGCTGGTTAGAGATTTGATCTGGAATCTTCTAGTGCCGGCGGCAGTTAATGAAAGAACGCAATCATTGCCAGAACTAGCAGTAATGTCTAATAAACTTTGAGGTGTAGCAGTACCGATACCAACTTTACCTGCTAATATAGCAGAGGTGGTAGCACTGGCAGGATCAACATAATAAGTGGTATCGTTAGTATCATAGAAGATTGGTGCTCTGACACTGTTAGACATAGTAACATAACCAGTGGTACCAAAGATATAATTGGTTCCATCGTGATACAGATACTTATTAGCACTGTCGCTACCGAAATAGATGGCACCTGTTGATGTCGATCTGGCAGCGGTAACGTCACCACCTAGAACATAAAGACCATTCGCAAGACCCGAACTGGCCGAACTAATGGTTAGTGTGCCACTTAGAGTTGTGGTTGTATTCTGTAGTGCAGTGTTAGCCTTACCAAATGCCGCATTAGCCACCACATATCCAGCATTAGCAGTTGTATAAGCAGCATTAAAAGTAACACCATCAGGCACCACTGACCATGCACCAGAACCATAAGACTCCACCAACCCTGTATCGGTGTTATATCTCATAAGGCCAGTTTCGCCTGGTGCTCTCTGTGCGGTCGTTCCAAAAGGTAACTGGAAACCACCGTTTGCTCTTACACGGACAACATTGTTACCTGTGTATTCTATACGATTGGCACCGGTTGTTTCGAATTGGACGTTTGCTACTTGTAAAATGGACATTGATTACCTTTTATCTGTGAATTGACCAGCAACAAATACCCGCATCAACTGGCGACATTGCACCATTTAAAGCATAAACTTTAAGTTGTGTTGTGGTTCTCAACTGGCTGTCGTGTTGTTCCATGGCAACATATGCTGTGCTTGCTGTGGCTGATCCACCACCAAAACCAGAGATATAGTTAGTGTCCGACAATGTAAATCCAAAGTTAAGTGTATAGTTACCGGTAGCATTTCTTGTGACCGATGACATACCACCAGAACCGTTGATAGAGGCCGAAGCGCCGGCAAATCTTACCCATACACGACAACCATAAGCATTTTGAACAGAACCATAACCAGAGTTGAATAACAAATTACCTGAGGTGTCAATTCTCATTCTCTCTGTACCATTGGTAACAAAATAAACGTAATCGTTTGTGGTGGTTCCAATTCTGTTACCACCACCAGCATCTGTAATACCAAATACGGCTGTATGACTTCCTTGAGACGTTACTAATAGAGAAGAACCACCAGTAGCATTTGGGTTTTCAATAGCTAAGTTAGTGACCGCTGCTGACTTGTTTCTATAAACATGTGCTTCATAACCAGGTGATGTAGTTCCTATACCTACGTTACCAGCAGAAGTAATACGCATACGCTCTGTTATACCAGTAGCATTATTTCTAACCAAGAAATACATATCAGAAGTTTGTTGAGTGGTATCAGTATTTGACCAACTAGCGGTTCCGACCATACCAATGGCACCAGCATCTTTGATATTCAATGCTCCTTGGTCTGCCTGTCTAAACAAGAGAACAGGATCATATCCACCACCGTTGGTGTTGGTGATTGTTAGTGCTTGTGGACGACCAGTAAATGTGTTAGTTGAACCACTCCAATAATTGGCAACTGCCTTTGAAATTTCAAATTGGGTGTTAGGTGAAGTGGTTCCTATACCAACGTTACCAGTATCAAGAATACGCATACGTTCTTGATTATTATTTTGAACACTAGTACCAAAGGCTAAATGAGAGTTTGATGTGGATGCTGATGTGTAAAGACCATTAGCAACTGAAAATATGCTGCCAGCAACATAACCGGTATCTGTAGTTGATACACTGTTGGCATAAAATTGGATTCCAATTCCTTGACCAGTGGCTGTGATACCGAAGTTTTCAATAAAGATATAGTTTAATCCATTATTATCATATCTAAGATGTGTAGTTCTGTCATTAGAGACTGATAGACCTCTGGCCATATCTGCACCGGCCACTAAGTAACGGCCAGAGGTTGGTGCGAATCCAGCACCAATATTAGAAGCAACCACATTGTTAGTGACTGTCAAAGTGCCGGCAAACGTTCCACTAGTATTAGCAAGAGCGTTGTTAGCCTTACCAAATGCACCGTTAGCAACACCAAATGCCGCATTAGAAGATGTATAATCTGTATTCTGTGCCGTATAAGCCGCATTAATAACCGCAAAGGCACTATTAACGGCAGCATACACCGTGTTACCAAATGTATAGGCATTGTTAGCAGTATTGTATGCTGCATTAGCCACATTAGCAGTTGGCAAAGTCAACCCAGAACCATCACCAACAATGTTAGCAGTTAGACGCATGTTGCCAGTAAACTGGACATCATTGTTAGTAGCCTGCAATATGATCTGTCCACCACCAGTATTACCAGTCTGCATAATCAGTGGTGTAGTATTATTAACAGTTGTGATAGTTGTTACTTGTAATGTGGACATTAGACGATAGCCACCCTCGCACCTGGTTGAATAGTTAGTGTAGTTGATGAACCCGTTATATTTAGAGGGCCAACGGCTACGGCATTATTACCGGAATAGATGGTAACATTCTGAGATAGTGTATTAGAATGGACTCGGAAGATATCACCAAGACCTGTAGCATTACCCTTGTCACCATTGTTACCTGCATAGTATGAATGATTATTGGCATAGGTATAAGCAGCATTAGCCACACCAAAGGCAGCATTGGTTACAGTCCAGTTAGAACCGAGTTGAACCAGTGTTGAATATGTAGCCGAAGCATAAGTATTGACACCATTAGATGATGTATATGCCGCATTAGCGGTATCATATGATGTTTTGATCCATGTGATGGCATTAGCACCACCAAGTGTCAGGTTACTGGTGTTAAAGTCTGCCACCAATACGGCATTGACCATATTGTTGCCACCAGGAACAAAGGTGTTATTGGCTGGTTCTCGATCATAACCACTGAATAGATAGTATTGCTTATCTGTAGCGTCTCTAACCAAACCAGTATGAACGTTAGCACCAGTGGTATTACCGTAGTTGGCAATGAAACCAACATCCAAAAGGTCAGTGCCAGAATAGTTATTGGCGGCCAAATAGATTAGTGAATCACCTACAGTTAATTGAGCAGATGAAATTACTGTAGAGTTACCTAAAAAGGTAAGATTACCTGTAACTGCTAGATCACCGGTGATGGTTTGTTGGCCAGCAGTAAGTTTAACGAATGTGACATTTGCCCAAGTATTTGAAGCATTGGCATAGTTATATGCCGCATTGGATGTATTAAAGGCTGCGTTGGTTGTAGTATAACCGGCATTAGCAGTTGTATATGCGGCATTAGCGGTGTTGAACGCAGGAGCAACCTGTGGTGCTACGTTATTGGCAGAATTGAAAGCGGCATTAGCAACACCGAACACCGAGTTGGTGGCATTATATGAAAGATTTGCTAATGTATAGGCAGCATTGGCGGTGTTGAAACTTGGTGCTACTTGAGGAGCAACATTGTTTGCCGAATTGAAAGCAGCATTGGCAACGTCAAATGCGGTATTGGAATTGGTGTATGCCGCATTGGCTTTATTGAAAGCAGGACTAAAATCAGTTACGGCATTATTAGCAGCATTAAAGGCCGCATTGGCGACCGTATAGGCACCATTAGCTTTATTGAACGCAGGACTATAATCTGTTACAGAGGTATTGGCTTTGTTATATGCTGCATTAGCCGTATCAAAGGCAATGTTGATTGTCTGGAAAGAAGCGGCAACATCGGAGAAACCACCAGATGGAGAGGTCTCAACCCACTGGGTGGAGTCCGCATCTGAGTAGTAGATGAACATCTTACCGAGGTTATTATTCCACCATAGGTCACCAGCAACCGCACCAGGTGGTGGGGTGGTTGAAAGATAGACCGAACCAGTCGGTGTATTGTTTGCGGTGTATTCCCACTTGGTGGTTGCGGCCACCCAAACATATCTATTACCAGAGGTGGGATCATAATAAATCTGACCATCTACTGGTGATGCTGGGAATTGTAATGCCATTTCTTACCTTGTGATTGTTTTAGGTATTTATGTTTATTTGTATGATGCGTCGATACCGTTATCACTCACAATGAATAGCAAGTAGTTCTTCTAGTGTATTGGCAGTATCGGCCAACTTAGTGATATCTCTGAGACGGTTCTTTTCGGCAACAATAGCAGTTGTATCAGCACCGGTTTCCTGTGCCTTCATAAAAAGAACATCCTGTACCGCCAACAATGGAGCACGTTCGTTTCTTAGACGAACCTTGGTGATATCTCTAGCCTTGTCCATATTGACTGTAATTGTATTAGCATCCATTTCCCAGGCATCGGTAAACTCTGGATGCTCTGGAAGGTCAGAGGTATCGACAATACGAGCAAAGTCACCTAGGCCGCCTTTGTCAAGAACCTCTTGTGCTGTAAATTCTTGGGAAGGTGAGGTAATAGCAACACCGCCCTGTTCGTTTTGTGAAATGATTACCTGTGTCATTTTAATCCTTATGGGTTTAAGTATTCGGGCCAGATGGCCTCAATTTCTTCTACTGTCTTGGCATTTTCCAATTCTGGTAATGCTGTAACTTCTCTAAGCAATCGCTTTCTTTCAGCAATCTCTTTTTGTTTATCCATATCAGCAAACTCTAATGCTCTAAAGAAATCTGTATCCAATTTAGGAAAGATTAACTCCCTAGCATTTCTCATTTTCTTCTTCCAGACCTCTTTGGCCTTCTCGACATCGATTGCTATAAGGTCATTCTCTCTTTCGGATAGTCTCCAGCAATCTCTATAAGTCTGGTCTACCGGTATATCTTCCCTTGTAACAATTTTATACATTTGTCGGTTATACTTGTAATCAGGATGCCATACTCTTGCAGGAACATCCTTCTTTAGGATATACTCAATGGCCTCTTCTTCTGTCATAGGACCAATTGGTTCTGGTAACAAG